AATATAAGTATATACTAATTTGTTTCAAAAGTCAAATTATTCTTTACTTGGTATAAAATTTTCACTATGTTCTTGTTTTATAACTTCTTTTTCTGTCCATTGTAAACTTTTACTTCTGTTTAAAGAGGCAGCGCCTTTTGCAATACCAGGTTTTAGTTCTTTAATTTTGCCACCTTTAGACAAAAACTCTTGCATAAGTTTATCTCTTTCTTCTTGTGACATCTTAGGTTTATTATCTTCTTCTGTAAAACTAGCCATTTAACTCCTTTCTTCTTTTTTTCATTTTGCTTATTTCTTTTTGTGCTCTTTCATATGCTAAGTCTAGTTTTAATTTACTAGCCTTTTCAGTAAACAATCTACCTAACATATGATCGTATTCGTGTTGGAATATTCTACTAAAATAACCATCAAAATGGCCTTCTTGTAAAACACCATTTTCATCTTCAAATTTGGCCACTATTTTTTTAGGCCTTTTTATAGATAAAAATACAAATGGAAAGGTTAAACATCCTTCTTTTAGTAATATCTGTTCTTCACTGTTGTGTATAATTACAGAATTAAAACAGGCAACTTTCTTTCCTTTTTCAATTTCTGGATGGCCACCAAATACAAACATATTAAATGGTAATCCAACTTGATTGGCCGATAGTCCTAGGCCTCCAAATTTAAACATTGTTTCAAACATTGTGTTAACTAATTCCTTTCTGTCTTTAAAGTCGTGTTCTTTTAACATATCATCACTGAAAGGTGCTATTGCTGATTGTACTCTAGGATCTGATGGTGGTATTAATTTTAATTCTTTAGGCATTTTGTAACCTCGTAAAGTTATGTTCTTTCTCAAATTTAATTATATTGGTAAACTTATCAAATAATATATCGCCTTTGTGTGATATAATAAAGATGTTTTCTTTTGTCATTGATTTGATAATTTTAAAGAAGTCGTCTGTGCCTTGACCATCCAAACTACTATCAAATATTTCATCTAGTACTAATAAGTTTGTGTTAGTACTATTTTTCATTTTAGCAATTGTTCTCCACGTGAATAACAAAGCCAAATCTATTCTCATTTTTTCTCCTTCACTAAAGTTGTTATAGTCAAAGGTATCTCTATATCTACTCTTAACTGTTTCATTAAACTCCTCATCTAAATGAAACGATATAAAAAAGTCCATAGCTTGTAAATATTGATTAATAAGTGTATTCATAATTGGTAAATATTTTTTAATAATTCGTGCTTTAGCTCCTTTATCATTTAATATTTCTCTTAATATATCCACATATTGTTTTTGTTCTGTGATGTCATCTAATTGTTTTTTTGCTATTAATAAATCTTCTTTTAATTGATCTAATTGTTTCTGTATATTTTTTCCATCAGATTCTTTATTTTCTAACAACATTATTTCTTCGTGTATTTTGTCGCTGTATTTTTTAAGTTCATCAACAGATGTATTAATTTTTGCAATCTCAACATTTAATTCATTAACCTTTTGTGATACTGCATTTAGTTCATTTACTTTTGTTTCTGTTTTTATTATTTCTGTTAACAAATCTTTCAGTCCACCTTCCAACTTGTGTATTGTTTGACTCTCGTTGTCTATTTTGGTAGATTTAAATTGTTCGTTAATGGATTGTGTACATTCTGGACAAGCATCATTGTTTTGAAAAAACTCCAACGTTCTTTTATGTTTTAATAGATTGTTTTCAATTTTAGCTTCTAATTTGGATAGTTGATTGGCCTTTGTATTGATATTATCTCTTTCTATTAGATTGTTCTTATTGTTTTCTATTTCAACGTTTAATAAGGTAATCTTTTTAAGATATTCTTGTAAATCTTTATTGTTTTTGTCTAATATATTTTTTTTATAATCTTTATCATCTATATTGCGGCCTTGCAATTCGTTAAAGTGTTTTGTTTCAAGTTCATATTTTGAATTAATTAAATCACAATTATGTCTTATATCTGTTATATTTTTTTGTAAGTCTGATTGTTGACTTCTTAATATTAAATCCATCAAACCAAATACTCTTATATCTAATATTTCTTCTACAACTTCTCGTCTATATCTTGGTTTCATTTTCATAAATGGCTCATAAGAAGATGAGCCTAATACAACTACCTGTATAAATGATCTGTAATTCAATTTCATTATGTTGGCTTCTAAATAATTTTGATAATCAATTGTAGAAGCATCTTGATTTAATAAATCGCCATCAGCATATATTTCAAATTTATTTGGTTTAATACCTCTTATAACTTTATAATTTTTTGTACCAACTGTAAACTCTACTGTTACTTCAGCATCAGCGTCATTAATAGTATTGACTATTTGTTCTTTTTTAATTAATCTAAATGGTTTATTAAATAAAACAAAACATAAAGCATCAAGCATTGTTGATTTGCCACTGCCATTTGTACCTACTATTAACGTTGTGGGAGCTTTGTTTAATTCTATTTCTATTGGTGTATTGCCAGTAGAAAGAAAGTTTTTCCATTTAATCTTTTTAAATAATATCATACAAACGATAAGTTACCTGAAATTGAAATTCTTTCACAATTTGATTTAAAAGAATAAACTTGGTGATAAAGATTTGAAGGAAATATAAAAAAATCTGTATTTTGAGGTAAAAAAGAATGAGAACTAATAAAACCTTTTTCTCTTTGTCCATACAAAAATTCTATTGTTGCAGGTCCTGGTCCTCTTCCTTTGTTTAAATGATATTCATTATATTCTGTTTTTAGTTTTTCAGGAATTTCTAAAAAAATTACAAAAGATAAATCACCATCGTGTGTGTGAATTGGATTATCTTCACCTGGTTTCATAAAATTTATCCACATATCAAACAATTCTAATCTAAAATTAAGTTTTTTTTTATAATATTTTTCAAATGTTGATTGATACTCCAAAAAAACATTTTGTGTTTCTTTTACAAAAAATCCTATATCTTCTTTTGTGTATAAAAATTCTTTTTTAATATGTCCAGCTAAACTATGTCTATAACTTTTTTTTAATAATTTTCCTTTTTTTAATAAAGTGTCGCAAAGGGTTTTGTTTAATTGTGTTTTAAAAAGTAAAGGTCCCCAATAAAAAAACTCTTTCATTATTCACTAGCCTCCATATAAAGTTCTTTTGCAAAAATTTTAAGTTTTGCTTTGTTTAATTTTGTATCTATTTGGTCTATGTAATTGCCTAAAAATGTTAATGTATCTTCTCCTTGTTCTAATATATCTTCTTTTACGGAAGCAGACATATCGGAATTATTATCTTCTATTACATTTATTTCATATGCGTTTATTTCATTATGAAATCTGTCTAATAGTTTATCAAACATATCGGTGTCGGTTTTGTTTGATATAAACAATTTAACAAAAGTGTTTTCGTATTCTGATAAATTTTTTTTACTATAATCTTCATCTTTGTCATTGTAAATAAACTTTTTAAACATTATTAAAGGATTAGGCACTCTAGTAAGTTCTCTTGTCTGTGTATCAAATATATGAAAACCTTTAGGACAATTATATCTGACCACACAATTTGATATGGACAACCTAGATAATAGATATGACCATCATCTGATTTTTTATGAAAGTGACCTGATATAACTTTTTCAAATCGTTTAAATAAATCTTTTTCTAAACCTTGTTCATTAAGGTGTCCTTTATGCATTTCAAATCCTTTTATTTCTAAATGACCCATAACTATTTGAGCTGTTGTATTGTCAATATGGTGTAGTGTATCTTCTTTATTTGTGTCACATATCCAAGGCATAAAAAATATATCTAGGCCGTCAAAATTAATTGTTTGTGAAGATGTATATACTTTTGCGTTTTTAGATATGTTTAAATTTTGTAGTGCGTTTATTTCATTTGTATTTTTATAATACGTGTCGTGATTACCTATTATTATGTGTGTATCTAAATTAAGTTCATCTATTCTATTCCAAAACTTTAATTTAAAATTGTGTGCTGTATTATGGTTAATAAACTTTCTTCGGTCTACTACATCACCTAAATGAATTATTGTTTTAATATTATTCTTTTGTAGATATGGAAAAAATACCTCATCATAAAATTTATTAAAATAGTCTATGAACGCTGGTGAATCATTACGAGCTCCCCAATGCGTGTCATTAATTAACGCAATTTTCATAATTTAAAAATAGTTTATATTAATATTAATTCTGGCATATAAATCTGTACAGTTGGTGCTTGTATGTGGTTCACTAGCATCAAAAAGTAATATTCTGTTTTTAATGCTTTCTATTTTTGTTCCATCATTTAATATCGTATAACCATTATTTGTATTTACATAAAAAATAGCAGCCTTATGTTTTACTTTTAAATCTATATGATATCCGTGTTCAAATTTTTTATCACGACTAGGATATAAATTCCCTTTTACTCTATGTAAAGCAACAGGATCTAATTTTTTAATTATTGGTATTAACATTTGATAGTATGTACTATTAATGCTTGAAAAATATTGAAAATTATGAAAGAAATAAAAATCTTCAGGTTTTAGTTTATGTCTTTCTGTTACTTTTACATCACGTTCAGCAGAAACGCTTTGACACATATACCAAGGAAAATCAGGTTCTTGCATAACAAATTCAATTTTTTCAAAATCTTTTTTTTCTAAAAAATTATCTATAATTTTATGTTTTGTTTTTTTCATATTAGTTCAATATAAAATAATCTAATTTACCTTTGCGTGTTCTTTTCTTTTTTCTTTCTTTTTCTTTTTTCATCTCTCTATGATGAGCAAGACTTTCAATTTTAGGTACTTCTTCTATTGGTAAATTTTTCTTTAAAAATTCTGTAAACTGATTATGAAATTCCCTATCTTCACCAGGCTGTAATGCCATATCATCAAAATTGGAATCTAATAACATCTTGTGTTTGATTGTTACTTGTTTCTTTTCTTTTTGTATTCTTCTTATAAATGCATAATATATAATTTGTGTAAAGTATGCAAAAGGATTATTTGATTTGTCAGGATTAAAGTTGTCTAAGTATTGTAAACAGTTTTCTATACCATCAGAAATCATATCATCTCTAAAGGTATAATTAATAAAATTCGGTCTGTAAGATAAATGATTCGCTATTTTTAAAAAACAAGTGCCAATATAATCAGGTACTCTTGGCTTTGTTTTGCCTTCTTTAACCGATTCTTTGACTGTTTTTTTATATTCAATCATTGCGGCCAAAAAATCTTTATTACTTACGTAATGTTCTTTTGATTTTTTTGATGTTGTCATTATTTAAATATACTACACTTTGTGTTATTTGTCAATCACTTATACAAAGACTATGAAAAAAGTCGGTTCCAGGATAGGTTGACTTTATTCTTTTTATCCGTATAATAGGGCTTGTAGCCTCTTTGATAAAGATTCTCCAGACTAATGGAGTGTTTTCCTAGTATCTCTAAACTCGTCCCACAATTCATTAAATTCATCATTATCTTCCTTGTTCAATTGTTCAGGTTCATAGTCACCTTGTTTCGGCACTTTTATCTTTTCATATTTTAAAGCCACATCTAAATAACTTTTGGTCATTTCTTCGGTGGCCATTGTTATAGTCATAATCTTATCTTTTGGTATAGATATGATTGTGTCATTAGTATAGGCTGTCCATTTAATTAATGCGATAAAGTCTTTTAGACCTCTTGCTGTTAATTGAGATATGTATTTAATTTGCAACGGCCTATCAATACGTAACAAAGCAGACTTCTCTGGCAATTGATCTTTAGCCAAACGGCAAACAATGTCATCTCCATTAATCAGTTTTATTATTCTTATTGGATCCATTACTATTATTTATTCTATTTCTATATTTAAAACTACACAAATTCTAGTATCATTTGTAAGAGGTTGAATTGGAACAGAATGATACAAATACGAAGGAGAAAAACAAATATCGTTTTCTTCAATATCAAAACACCAATCATTAAAAGCCCAAGAATTAGATATGTCATTTTCATTTAAACATTTTTTCAAATTTGGTCTTAAATATCCTATATAATCTTTATAAGGATTTGTATTTTCAAATGTAGTAGGCAAATGTGTTTTTTTATTAAATTTTAAATAATGTACAGCTGAAAAATCACTATCATTATGATGATGACTTCTCATAAATTGTGAATCTGTCATACAAGTATAATTAACTATTTTAAATTTAAACTGAATATTTTTTTTGAATTTAAAATTTTGTAAATATTCATTTATTTTATTAGTATAAATTGGTAATAATTCTGTATAATTTATGTCAATAAATTCTTTATTTTTTGTGTCATCAAAACTGTGATGTAAATTACTAGATGTTGTTTTTTTGTTATCCCAAAAATTTCTGTTTTTATTTTTTTTATAGTTGTATTCTATATCTTTAATTATTTTTTTTTTATTAAATAATTTTTCATCAATTTTTGTTATATAAACAGGAAATGCAAAAAGAGGTAATATCATTTGTGCAACTCTATATTATGTATCTCATAGTTAAAGTTTTCGCTCGTGTATATATTTATTCTTTCCCTAAAGTGCTGGAGAGTATAGTTCTCTTTTCCATTATAAGAAAGATCATCTGATATATCATAAAGAGTAGCAGAAGAATTATTATCTTTTAAACGCAGGCCTCTACCAATAGATTGCAAATTACGAATACGTGATTTACTTGGACTTGCAAAAACAATGTTATGTAAATTTCTTATATTAATACCAGTACTAAACGTTCCGTAACTGGCGATTATAATTGCGTTGTCTGACTTCTCAGTTATAAATCTTATCTTTTCTCTTTCTTCGGCTTCTACACCACCATAAACGAAAAATATTTTCTTATCTTCGGCTTTATCTTCTATAAGTTGTTTTAATATAACACCGTGTTTTTCTACGTACTGAAATAACACTAAAGAATTACCTTGTAAATTTAAACATAGATTACGAATATACTTGTTTCTTTTTTCATTTGATACTAAGAAATCCATTTCTTCTTGGTAACTCTTATCTTTTAAAAAGTGTTTAGAATTTTTATCGTGTTGAAGTATTAAACATATAATTTTAAGATCAG